ATGGAACCGAGAGGCAGCGATCTCGGCGATTTCAGCGAGCCGTACCGCGGCTACGAGATCGAAGTGAAGACCGAGCAGGTGTGGGACGGCGAGCATGCGCACTACCGCGTGCTGCAGGGCGCGGCCGTGCGGATCGACTGGCGGCTCGTGAAAGTCGACGGGATGCTGCTGACCGAGCGGCGCGTGATCGAGCGCGTACTCGAGGAGGCACGGCGGGCCGTCGACGCCGAACTGGAAGAGGGTGGGCCGGTCTAGTCAGGCTGCCGGGCCGGCCTGGTCGCGTTGCGGTAAAATGTCGGGTTGTTTCCTGCGCCGCTTGCTGCCCCGAATTCCATGTCCGCACCGTCCTCGCTTCCTCCACGCCGCGTTTCCGTGGCGCCCATGCTCGACTGGACCGACCGTCATTGCCGCTCGTTCCATCGCACGCTGACGCGCGACACGTGGCTGTATACGGAAATGATCACGACGGGCGCGCTGCTGTTCGGCGACGCCCAGCGGCATCTCGCGTTCACGCCAAACGAATCGCCGGTCGCGCTGCAACTGGGCGGCAGCGAACGGGACGATCTCGCGCGCGCCGCGAAACTCGGCGAGCAGTGGGGCTATGACGAGATCAACCTGAATTGCGGCTGTCCGTCCGAGCGCGTGCAGCGCGGTGCGTTCGGCGCGTGCCTGATGAACGAGCCGCAACTCGTTGCCGATTGCGTGAAGGCGATGCGCGATGCGGTGTCGGTGCCGGTCACGGTCAAGCATCGGATCGGGGTCGATGCGGTCGAGGACTACGCGTTCGTGCGGGACTTCGTCGGCACGGTGGCTGAGGCAGGCTGCGAGACATTCGTCGTGCACGCGCGCAATGCGATCCTGAAGGGGCTGTCACCGAAGGAGAACCGCGAGATTCCGCCGCTCAAGTACGACTATGCGTATCAGCTGAAGCGCGATTTCCCGTCGCTGGAGATCGTGATCAATGGCGGAATCAAGACGCTCGACGAAGTCGCGCAGCATCTCGAACATGTGGACGGCGTGATGCTCGGCCGCGAGGCGTATCACAACCCGTACGTGCTCGCGGGCGTCGATGCGCGCTTCTATGGGGCGACCGGAGCGGTGCCGACGCGCGAAGAGGCCGAGGCGAAACTGATCGAATATTGTTCGGCGGAACTGAAGCGCGGCACGTATCTCGGCGCGATCGTCCGGCACGCACTCGGGCTGTATCGTGGCGTCGCGGGAGCGCGCGGCTGGCGTCGCGTGCTGTCGGACAACAAGAAGCTCGCGCGCGGCGATCTGGCTGTGTTCGACGAGGCACGCACGCATCTGAACGACGCTCTCGAAAATTTTGAAAAAAATGCTTTGCAAGACGGAAAAGTCTTCGTATAATCTTGTTCTTCGCTGCTGAACACGAAACGAAACAGCGAAGAAACAAAGCAGTATCAGTGGTGGCTGTAGCTCAGTTGGTAGAGTCCAGGATTGTGATTCCTGTTGTCGTGGGTTCGAGTCCCATCAGCCACCCCACAGAATTCCAAGCAGTATCAAGCAGTTAGAAACGGCACTGAGATTTTATCCAGTGCCGTTTTTGTTTTGGAATTCCCAAATTGGGAATTACATGCCGCGTCGCTTTACGATCTTCGTGCGATCGTAGACGCGTGCGGTGGTCGCCGGATTCGCGTGCAAGTCCGGTAGTGCGCCGCGTTCCGCCTTGTGCCTGGTGACGTAATAGGCGCGCAGATCGTGGAACGTGAAGCGGCGTGCGATCTTCTTCAGCTCCAGCGCCTTGCTCATCAGCTTCGACCACTCAGTTTTGAATCCGGCCGGCGAGTAGTGAGTTGCGTAGCGGTTCGAGAATACGTACAGGCAGTCGTCCTTGCGGGCGGCGCGCAGGCGCGCGATCAGCTCTGACAATGCCGGCGTGATCTCGATGTGCTCGATCACCTCGCCGCGCTTCTTCCCGCGCTGCTTCGCGCGCTTCACGCGGATCACGCCGGCCGCTTCGTCGATCTGCGGCCACGAAAGGTCGAGAAACTCCACCTTTCGGTTTCCAGCCAGCGCCGCATATTCGGCTGCCATGCCGATCACCGCTTTCTGTCCACCAAGCGATGCGACCCACGCCGCGAATGCCTGAAAATCCTCTGGCTCGGGCGCTTCGGTGCGCGGCTGTTCTTCATTGCGACGAACCTCACGACAGGGGTTGTGCTTCGCCTCGCCGCGATCGATCGCCAGACCGATGAGGTTTGAAAGCAGGGCGACCTCGCGATTGGCGCGCACCGGTGCGGCCGCGCGCTCGATGCGCAGGTAACGCGAGACGTGCGTCGCGTCGATGTCGGCTGCGCGCATGTCGCCGAACGTTTCGAGAAGCGGTCCGCTGCACTGCTTGTAGTCGTTGCGCGTGTACTGCGAATAGCGTTGCCAGCCGGGCGTCTCCTGGAACTGCTCCCAGAGTCGGGCGATCGTACCGACGTCATCACCGGCGCCAAGGATGTCGAGCACCTTGCGGATTGCGACGAGGCGGTCCTGGCCGAGATTAATCGGCTTTTGCCCGACCGGGTGATAGCGGTACGTGAAGCCTTCCTTCCGTTTCCGCGCCTCCATGCGCGGCAGGAGGCCATCACGTTCCCGGTGCTTCTTCATGCTGCAACTCTCCATTTCGGCTGCGTGCGCGGCGTGCCGGCGGCGCGCGGCTGATTCACCTGTTCCCACGTAAGCATGGGATGGCCATCTGCCTTGCGTGGCGCGTCAATTCCCAGTGCTTTCTTGATCCAGCGCGCTTGCGCTGCGCCTTGTTTCAGGCCGCCCGTCAGTTCGACGAGCTCTTCGTTCGTCACGATCGGCATATCAATCTCCGGCGCCGAGGCGCTTGAATTCAACGACCCAGACCCACGGATTCACGTCCCAGCCGTGCCCGCTCGCGGCGTTCAGGCTGTCCCACAGGTCATGGAAGGCGCGGATGCTCGGCGGCAGGTAGGCGCCAGCGCAGTATCCGCGCATGTGGTGATCTTCGATCGTCACGCCTTCGGCGCGAGCATCCGACTCGCTGATCGACTGCAGGCGCTCGGCGCGCACGCCGGTGATCTCGAGGGTGATGCGCGACGCCCAACGCGGCATGTGGATCGCTGGAATCGTCGCGCCAGTCTGGCCGCGGTAACCGTACAGTTCGACCCATCGGCCGGCTGCCTCGCTCGAGTCTTCGATCGCACGGAACGCACCATCGGCGGGATAGCGCACGCCGTCGAGGCCGCTGTCGAGCTCGGTCGCACGGCACGTCTCGCGCACCCACAGCCGGTCGCCGGGCTCACCATGCGGACATGCCAACTGGCGGCACTGATCGTCGCCGCGCAGCGCCCACCAGACGCCGGTGTTTGCGTCCTCGAACCCCCAGCATGCCGGGTCGTTCCAGTCCGGGCCGTCCTTCGGGCCGCCGCCGATGAAATCGATGCAGCTGCGCTTCGGGATCGCGAGCCGGCGCGTCTGCGTCTTCCGGCCTTCGAGGATGGCGCGCACCATCGGGCCGCTGAAAAGGATAGGGCGTTCGGTCATGCTAGGATTCCTGAAAAGCAATCACGGAGACCGACATGGCAAAGCCAAGTTTGACGCGCGTCCAATACATCGAAATGGTGAACGAACGCATGCGCGAGCATCCGCAATATACGAAGGAAATGCATGTCCACTTCTATCCGAAGGGGATTGAGGCAGCGCATGCGAGCGGGATCTATATCGAAGGGCCGCCTGCGGCTCGTGGCGTGCTCGCGGACACGGATGCAAAGATCTTCGCGGAGTACGACTTCGAAGGGTTGCCGGCGAAGTAATCGCATCATCACGCGCCCCCCGGGAATTCGTCGTGCGTGCGGCCGTCGAGGTGCCGGCCGGCTGGGCGCTTGCCAACCCGTAGCATCGTTTGGCCGCCATCGCGCGTCTGCTCGTTCTCGAAGCAGTGGACGGTGCCAGCCGTCGAGACGATGAACGCGGGCACGCGCTGGGCGCGGCCCATCGTTGTGTCGTAGCGCTCGCCGGCAAGCGGCTCGCGCCACTCGCCCCATTGCTTGAACAGGAAGGGCACACCGGCGGCCGCGCACTGGTCGCGCAGCGACCGGGCCCAGTCCGGATGCATCGGGCGCGCGCCGTGGCCGCTTTCACCGCCCACGATCACCCAGTCGACGCCACGCAACCCGCGCGAGGGCGCGTCGACGATATTCCCGTTCATGTCCGACCAGAGGGCTCCGCTCGCAGCGAGATCCACGCGTTCGAGCAGCGGCTCCATCGATAGGAAACGCACACGCGCCGGCATCGCGAGCAGCTTCGGAATGTCGCGGTCGGCCTCGGCCTGGTTGACGATCGTCGCACCGAGCCAGACGTTCCCCGGCAGCCGGTCGATTCCGATCTCGCGTAGCATCGCTGCGACGTTGCCGATGCGCTTCGTCAGCAGCAACCAGTCGAGGTTCTGCGTGTCGGCGATCAGGCGGAACAGATCCGAGCGCCATGCCGGATCGACCGCGTTGTCGAACACGTCGGCGAGCGACGAGCAGAACACGCGCTGACGGCGTCCGTGGATCGCATAGAACGTTCCGTCGCGATTCCAAGCGAGCGGCTTCCGCCAGTTCGCGGCCGACGTGCGGCGGCGCGGCGCGCCGGGCCCCCAGTTCACGGCGGTACCGCCGCCGAAGCGCGCGTTGCGCGTCTCGGCGTAGCAGTGATCGCAGCCTGGGCCGACCTTCTGGCAGCCTTCCCACGGGTTGAACGTGTGGTCGCACCACTCGATTTTGCTGTTCTCGCTCATGATGCGTCTCCTACGCGCGCGGCGTCGTGCTTCGCCTTGGCCTCGCGATAGTGCTCGTCGCAGCAGAAGCCTTGCCCCATCCACAGCGACGACGACGGGTTGCCACAGAAGCACGCCGGCAGCGGATTCGCCTGGTTGGCGTTGAACCAGAACTGCGCATGCTTGCCGTGCGGCGCGTCGAAATCGGGCAGGTGGCCCGGGCCGGCCAGCGTGTTGACGATCCAACTCAGACCAGCCTCAGCACCTTTTCCGTGCTGCCACTCGATGATCGCCGACTGCATCGCGACGTTCTGGTCGTGGATGATGTCCGACAGTGTCTTGACGAGCGGCTCCGGCCGCGCGGCGGCGCGACCCTCCTGTTCTTCCCGCTTCCAGCGCTCGCGCATCGATTCGGGCTTCTTCTCGCGCACGAACAGCGCGACGGGGCCGTCCTCGGTGTCGTAGATCTCGAGCAGCAGCCAGCCGTCGCCGGCCGGCGCGCTCGGCGTCCACATGCTGCAGTTCGGGTCGTTGGACTCGACGTACCTGTCGTACGCATCGCCGTCGACGTCGGCTTCCATGCAAACGAACGCCGATTCAATCCCGAATGCAGCGAAGAACGTCTCGTAGTTCACGTCCTCGTCGAGGTACGGGACTGCGGGGTGCGACAGCATGCCGTCTTCGTCGCGCGCGATCGCGCGCGGCGCGAGGATCGCGCGGCGCAGCCCTTCGAGATCGGCCGGCGTTGCGGTAGGCTGCTCGCCCGGGGATGCTGCGAGACGTATCGCTGCGGCCGAGAGAAGGGCGCGCGCATGTCCACCGACGCCGTGTGGAACCAGCGCACCTTCTGCGTCAAGTTCGAGTAGTGCTTTGATATTGCGGACGAGGCAAGCATCGTCTCCGCGAAACGTATCCGTCAGCGCATCAGCGCAGCTCTGTTGTTGGTCGTTCATGGTGGTGTCCTCTGTGGGTCAGGCTGCTACGTGCGCGAGCTGCTGTTCGTGGGCGAAGTTCGCGCGGATCAGCGCGGTCGCGACGTCGGGGCACACGCTGTTGCCGATCATGCGCACTTGCGCCGACTTCGACAGCGGCTTGCCGTTGACGACCGGATCGAGCACGTAGCTGTCCGGGAAGCCTTGCGCGCGGGCGAGCTCGCGCGGCGTGAGCATGCGCATGCCGATGTCGACGATCGCGTAGTCCTCGCCGTGGATCGTGACCAGGCCGATGCGATCACGCGTCGGGATCGTGTGCATCGGCTCGCGCGCGTCCTGCCACTGACCGCCTTCGCCGTAGTACTTGATCAGGAACGCTCGCACTTCGGCGTGATGCGTGCCGCCGGCGCTGATCGTGTGCAGCGGCTCGTCGGTCGGCTGGCCGTCGCGGCTCGTGCCGCGCAGTTTCACGAGGTTCGACGTCACGACGGCATGGTGATCGGTGGTCGTCACGGTTCCAGCCGGCACGTCCACGCGCGTGCCCGTGACGCCGCCGTAGTGCTTCGCGAGGAACGCAGTCACCGCGGCGTGCTTTGCCGCGCCTGCCACGACGGTGCCGAGCGGCTTGTCGAGCCCGGGCGCGCGAGGCGCTTGGCCCGGTCGCTCGCCGTAGCCGGTCTGCACCAGCGTGGCGGCGACGACGCCGAATTTGTTGCCTTGTGTCGTGACGGTGTGCAGCGGGCCGGCGGCATCCTGACACGGCGTCTCGCCGAAATTGTTCTTCACGAGGGTCGCGGCGACGATGCCCATCGCATGTGCGGCGCCGGCCGGCCGCGCGCAGTCGCCGCCGGCGGTCACGGTGTGCAGCGGCGCGTCGGCGGCGCTGCCGACGCTGTTTGCGCGGAACTTCGTGACGTGCGGCACGCAGACGGCAAAGCTCCCGCCCTTCGGGTGTGCGGTGATGGTGCGCAGCGGCTCGTCGCCGGCGTGCACGCTGTCGCGGCCGTTGTAGTGCGCAATCGGCACGATGAATGGGTCCGCGCTGTTCACGACGAACTTCATGATGCCGCGCGCGATGCGGCGCAGCGTCGCGTCCTTCAGCGGCCGATCGCGCTCGAAGATCGACGGGCAGGGGATTGACCAGTCGATGCAGTCGGCCGCGGTGCGCCACGGCTGCAGTGTGCCGGCGCGCACGGCCGCGCTTTTCGGATCGCCGTGCGTCGGCGTCGGCCAGACGATCGGCAGTCCGTCGCGCCGTGCGACGAGGAACAGGCGCTTGCGGATCGTCGGCGCGCCGAAGTCGCACGCGCGCAGCTCTCGGTGCTCGACGCGGTATCCGTGGCGCGCGAGCGCGTTCACGAACGAGCGGAACGTGCGGCCGCGATTCTTCGGGCACGGCCGGCCGTCGGCGGCGAGCGGCCCCCAGGTCACGAATTCCTCGACGTTCTCCAGCATGATCACGCGCGGCTTCACCGTCGCGGCCCAGCGCAGCGCGATCCACGCGAGCCCGCGAATCTTCTTCGAGACGGGCTTGCCGCCCTTCGCCTTGCTGAAATGCTTGCAGTCCGGCGACAGCCAGACAAGGCCGACCGGCTGGTTTCCCGTGATCGCCACGGGATCGACGTCGAACACGCTTTCGCAGTAGTGCGTCGTGTGCGGGTGGTTCGCCGCGTGCATTGCGAGCGCTTCGGGATCGTGGTTGATCGCGACGTCGACCGGCCGTCCGAAGGCGCGTTCTAGGCCCGTGCTGGCGCCACCGCCGCCGGCGAAGTTGTCGACGATCAATTCGCTGCCGAGGTCGAGCGGCAGGCTCATCAGGTCACGCTTCACGCGAGATCTCCGTGTGATGGTCAGGCTTCAGGGGTGGGTGCTCGGCTCGCATATGGCAGCGGTTTGCATGAAGTCGCCGCGCTGCATCGTGTTAGCTTTGTGACGGCGCCCACCCGTCACTCCGAGCACCCACCGTTGAAGCCGGTGAAAAAAGAAAGGGCGTCGAGAAAAGATCGACGCCCTTCGAATGCCACGCGGACCGAGGTATACCGCGCGGGTAAGCGATGTTGGATCAGCGGGGCATCCATTCGGTGCCGCGCACGATCCGGCCGACCGGTTCGAGCACGAGCACCTCGGATTCCTTTTCGCTGCGCACCAGGGCACGGCCGCGGCGCTGGGCCTTCTTGAGCGATTCGTGGCGCTGAGGCTTGCAGTTGCGCCCGACGGTCACGAACAGCGGCGCCCGTGCGCCGACCGGGCCGAGCGTCAGCTCGTCGATGCGCGCTTCGAGGGCTGCGGCGTTCGCGCGCCAGGTGTCCGCTTTTTGCAGCGCGGCGTCGCGCTCGACCGTGAGGCGTTCGATGTCAGCCAGCAGGTCGCACATGCGAACTTCAGCATCGACAACGCCAACTGCCGCTGCCGGCATATCCGCGATGGCCTCTGCTAGCGACGGTTTGGCCGGCGGCGACGACGCGCTGCTGGCTGGCGTCACCGGCGGCCGCGCTGCGCGCGCGAGCCAGTACACGTATTCGTTGCCGCCGCCCGCACGCTTCTCGCGCTCGACTAGCCCGTCGCCGAGCATGCGGTTCAGCTCTTTCGTCACGTCGAGCTGCGGAAGCCCGGTTCCAGTGGCCACGGCCTTCGCCGTGGCCTCCGACGTCTCGGTCAGGTACCGTTCAATGTCCTCTCTCATGCGGCCTCCCGTACGGCGAGCGTAGCGGCGGCCGCGACTTGTCCATCCTCGACCCAGAATGCCTCGATTCCTTCTGGCAGGCCGGCGGGCGCGGTCTTCAGGCTCATGAAGACGAGCGCCGTGTCGATCTGCTCGGTGTATGCGAGGTCGTCAAGCCAGTAGAGCAGCCGGTCGCGCTCGGGACCCACCAGGACGTCGGCCCGGTCCAGTACGAGTAGCTTCAGGCCGGAGAAGTGGCTGATCGCGGCGGCGATGTGCGCGTCGACGCGCCAGCGCTCCGATTCAGATAGCAAGGCGTACGCGCGACCGTTCGCGAGGATCTCCATGTCCGGCGTGATCGTTACGTCGGCCCATTCGGACAGTTCGGCCAGCGCGGTCAGGCGCTCGTTCATCGGGGTGAGCGCTTCCCGCAGCAGATCGGCGGGGATCCCGTTCGGCGCGAGCGCGTCGGCGATCGCTTCCCACGTGGCCACGTCCTGATACAGCGCGAAAGCCTTGCCCGTGATCTCGATTGCGGCGGCGGCGCGGCGCTCGGCGTCGCGCGCGGCCGCGATGTCCGTGTCGAGCTGCTTGCGGCGTTGCATCATCGTGCCGAGCTCGCGGCGCGCCGCGTCGATCGCTTCGCTCGACGACTGGCCGCCGTCGGCGCTCGTTTCGTTCTCGAGATCCTTCAGCTGCTTCGCGGCAACGTCGGCCGCTTCGAGATCCGTGCGGCGATTACGCGCGGCGTTCTGCAGTACCGTGAGGCTCCGCTCATATTCGGGCAGCTTCGCGATCGCGTCTTCGTCACGCGCGCCCGCGGCCGCCGCCGCGGCGAGCGCGCCATTCAGGAAGCGCAAGAGTGCGCCGCACTCGGGGCATGCGCACTCGATGCTGGCCGGCGCGGCGCCGGCGCGTATGCGCAGCGCTTCGACCTTCGGCAGGAACTCTGCGACCTGGTCATCGGCGAGCTGCACCAGCTCGGCCGCCTTCGCGTAGCCGGCCGCCTTGTCGCGCAGCGCGGCGATCTTTGAAGCGCGGGCGCGCGCTGCGGCTTCCGCAGCCTCGGCGGCGCCGATCTGACGCTGCAGCTCGCCGATCTCGCCCTCGAGCGACTCCCGTTCGCCTTCCAGCTTACGCAGCGCCGCCGCGTCAAAGCTGACGGCGGCGGGGCGCCAATCCGCAGCCTTCTGGCTGCCGTACGTTTCGCCGGTCGTCGCACGCCACGCCTGCTTCGCGCCGCGGGCACGATCGGCTGCTTCCTTCTGCGCGGCCTCGAAGCCCGCGCGCAGCATCGGCGTGATCGCCTCGAGCTGCGCGTCGATGGCGAGCTTGATCACGCGCGCCGGGGACATCAGCTTGTCGACCAGCCGCTCGCGGATTTGCTGCGCGCCGATCTTCACGCCCATCAGCTCGTACAGGAACGCGCGGCGCGCGGCTGCGTCGAGCTGCGCGAACCGCTGCGCGTCGAGCACGAGCGGCAGGCGCGGATCCTCAGCGAGCTCGCGCTTGAGCTTGCCGCCGGGCAGCATGACGCTGTTCGCCTGCTCGCCACACGCGACCACGATCTGGCCGGCCTCCGAACCCTCGGTGACGAGCGAGCCGTATTCCTTCTTCAGCGCGACGCGCACGGTGTCGCCCGTGAGCGCCATGCGCACGGCTTCCTGCAGGCTGCTCTTGCCGGCGCCGTTCGGGCCGGCGAAGAGCGCGACGGGTTTCGACAGCCGCAGATCCGCGGCGTGGATCCCGAGCACTTTCGAGACGTAGATGTCGGTGATCTTCATGACTGGTTCCGGTTAGTCGGCGCTGATCGGGCCGCGTGCGCGGCGCGCCGCACCAGCGCGCGGCTGTTGCTGAGCCTGCTCGCCGGCCGCCGTGATGGCGCGCATGCGCGCCGATGCTGCCGCGTTCAGGTCTGCCTTCGCTGCCTCGTCCGGCACGCCGGCGATCGCGCTGCGCGCGAGGTCGAGATCCTCGGCTGTCGAGGCGGACTCAATGTCCTCGCGGATGCCGCGCACCAGGCCGTCGACGTCGAATGCGAATCCGCTCTGGCCGCGCTCTTCGCGCGGTGCACCTTCGTCGTTCGACGGGCCCGCTTCATCGGCTGCCGCCGGTGCGCCAGCAGCGCGCGATTCACTCGGGTCGCCTGGTTCTGCCGGCGGCGCCGCGCCGCGCGGCACCTCATCGGCCGGTTGCGCGCGGCCGCCGCGCAGCTCATCGAGCGTTGCGCGGTTCATCGAGTAAGTGCCATCGTCGTGCACGTCGACGATGTCGGCGGCTTCTTCGACGGTCGTCAGGCCCATCAGCAGCTCGGGCGCGTACAGCTTTCCGAAGAACGACGCGCTGCGGTACCGCAGCATCACTTCGGGCATCGTCTGCCACTTGCTGCCGTTCTTCGTGTACCAGCCTTCCTTCACGGCCAGTTCGATCGACACCGGCGGCGACTCAAGGCGCGTGTCGGTTCCGCGCTCGAGGGCCCACGCGATGCATTCGATGTCCTCGATCTCGACTTCCTGTCGTTTCTCGGTGCGCGTGCGGTTGCCGCTCGGGCCGCTCCATTCGAACGTCACGTACGGCACTGTCTTGCGCCCGAGCTTGCGGATGTCGAATCGCAGCGGCGAGAACCGGCCGCAGCCGTTCACGGCGGCGATGATCCACTGCGACGACCACGACGGACGGCCCTCGACGATGTACAGGTTCTGCATCACCATCAGCGGGTCGGCGCCCATACGCTGCGCCATGTTCAGCGCGACGACCGCGTTCGCAAGCGCATTCGGGTTCTCGCGCGATTCGGTGACCTCGCCGTATCGGTTGGTCTTCTCGATCGTCTTTCGGTACGCGGCGGGCACGAGCGTCGACGAAGCCAGCAGGTTCGCCGCGCGCTGCATCAGCTCGAACGACTGCAGCGAGCCGAAGCCGGGAGCGACGGCGGGGAGGTTGGCCTCGCGCGGGAGCGGCGAGCGGACAGATTCCAGGGTGGTAGGCGTGGACATGGAGGTCTCGCGAGTTAGTCGTGGAACTGGCAGGTGCCGTGGCGCGGGCAGTACTTCTTGTCGCACAGCAGCGATTTCGGGTTGGGGTAGAACCGGCCGGAGCGGAACATGTCCGCGGCGAACTGGATCAGCCCGGGCGTTTCCTCGGTGCCGACCATCACGCGCTTGGAGTTCGCGATTGGCGAAGCCGCGACTTCGGGTGTGCCCTTCGTCTTCAGGCCGATGATTTCGGACGTATCGCCGATCTGGCCGCCAGTCGTGTGCTCGTACAGCAGCTCGTACGTGCCGATCTGCGGCCCGTGCCCCTTCGTGACAGCCGCACCTTTCTGGACGGCGGACGAGCCGCTCTTCAGGTCGGCGATACCAACACCGTCGGCCGAGCGGCGCACGCGAGCGCGATCCATCGTGCCGGTGAGACGAACGACGATGCCGCCGCCGCAGTCGATCTCGAGCGGCTTCGTTTCCATCTCGACGGCGATGAAGTCGTAGCGCGGTGCGACTTCGAGGCAGTACTTCGTCGTCAGCGACAAGCCGATGCGCTCGGCTTCGGACATGCTCAGGTCGTCGCGCTCCGGATCGAATTCGTTCTCCGGGTCGCGCAGCTTGTCGACGAACGCGCCGGCCGCATCGTCGACCGTGAGGCCCGATCCTTCGAGGCGCGCCTGGTCGAAAACAGCGGTGCCGGCGTGAATCGCGGTGCCGAGAGCGGCGCGCAGGCCGACCACGTTGCGCATGTTCAGGAGGTGGATGCCTTCCCAGCGGTAGGCGCAGTCGAAGAGCGCGCCCCAGCTGGACGCGCGGACGGTATAGACAGACGGGTTCATAGGATTCCCCAGGGCTTGGTGATGCTGTCGACGGCGACAGCGAGAATGGCGACCGCGACGAGGATCGCGACGACGAGGGCGCGCGCTGCGCGCAGGTGCCGGCGCTCGAAGAGGTCGGCGTGATCGGTGAAGCGGCTCATGCGGGTCTCGTGACGAAAGCGGCGACGGCCGAGCCGTCCGCGTTGAGCCGTGCGAGCACGAGCGTGCACACCGCGGCGATCGTGATCGCGACGAGGTAACCGGCTATGGGACTCCACTCGTACAACCGGTCGAGCAACGCGCAGAGGTGGTTGATCACAGTCATCCGAGGCTCCGCAGGTAGGGCCCGGCGAGGTCGGCGCCGAACCAGAGCGCGCCGATCACGACGCCGTATGCAATCGCCCACGCCGCGCCTTCGACCGCGTAGCGCACACGTGATACGGGCGACAGGCTATTGAGCGCGGCGCGCATCACAATCCCTCCCCGCAGATTTGAACGTGCCGCACTGGCTCCGGCGGCGGGTAGCCCGCCTTGTTTAGCGCCGCATCGACCACTGCTCGTAATCCAGACGTGAGAACCGTTTTCGAAGCGACGAGGCGCAGCGCGGTCGCGAGGTCTGGCGAAGCAGAGACGAGCCGGGCTGTCGCCTTCGATTCATCGCTCACGCCGAGTACGACGCAAACGCGGATGATTTCGCCGAGCACGACGATGCAGTTACCGTCGTAGTCGAGATAGTCGCCAGGCTCGCACGCTTGCCACGGCCCGGGCGTGTGGTTGATCTGTCCCATGTGGTCCCTCGCTATGGTGTTGGTCAGTCGTCGAGCGCGCGACGAATAGTGTGGTCGGTGCAACGGGAGAATCCGGCGTTGCCCGGGCCGAAGCTGCGGCCGCAGCCCGAGCAGTAGACGTTCGCGAAACGCGGCGCGGCGACGGCGAGATCTGCGTCCGCGATGCGCCGCGCGATCTCGTCATCGAGCGCAGCCTTGCAGACGTTCCAGACCTCGTACACGTCCTCGATCTGGCCGCGGCGCAGTGCGGCGTCGAGCACGGCGATCTGTTCCGTCGAGAACGGCAGCACGTCGAACGTGACGCCGTCGGCGATCGCTTCGTTGCGCTCGTCGCGCGCCAGCGCTTCGTCGTCCGCCGCAGCCTGCCTCTGGTCGGTGTGTCGGTCGACCAGCGCGGGCAGGGCGCGCACGTTGCCGTGGTGGAGTCGAGGAATGTGCATTGCACCCTCCGCATGAAAGTAGGATTGCTAACTGAATTGAGGTCTTGAACAGCGATACTGCATGTGCGTGCAGTGCTCACCGGCGACGCCTCGAGAGTACGAACCGCCGCCGGTCAGAACTGCATCGCTCGCGCGCCCGGCTACTCCCGGCCGTGCCGGCTCCGGGCCGCGCGAGGTTTGTGCCGATTACGACGCCATCGGTCACGTGTTGCTGGCTGTCTTGCATCAGGTTCGCTCGGCGCGCCGCGGTCTTCCGCAGCGTCCGTCCTGACTCACGACGCAGATCGCGCCGGCCGGTTGCTCCGCGTATGCGGTCCCGGCATACCTTCGGTTGTTAGAGAGCGTCCCGCCTGGGGCGGTGGCGCGGTTACGTTGCCGCGCCGAGGTGAAATATAGGCAAGCCGATACTTCGTGTCAATAGGTTTGCCGATATTCCCCGCCCGAATTTGTAACCGCGCCCGCCGCGCGCCCTTTTAAGCGCCTGCTGACAGCAGTTGAAAGACTTCCCGTACTGCGGCTACACTACTGTACAAACATACAGTGTTATGTCGGGATAACGAGGGCGGCCGATGAACGAAGAAGGGATGACGCGCCTGCGGTGCAGGCCGGGGGACTTGGCGATTGTTACGAAGTGCGGCGTGCCGGAGCGGATCGGCCTGCTCGTGCGCGTCATTGAGCGCTGCACCGACGGGACACGAGACTGGCTTACAAAGATCGAGGGGGCGGGGGTGGTAGCGCCGGGCGTGAATACCGGGCGTTTGGCAGTGCGCAGGATGGCGCTGATGGATGATGCGAACCTTACGCCAATCAGGGGCCTGGAGCCTCAATGTCGAAGGGCTCGGCAGGATCGGGAAGCATGCGAAGCATCAGGGCGAATGTTTGCGCCGGTTCACCCGCCTTGTCCGCTCTGAGAACCGCATCGATCAACGTTCGTGCGGCATCACTCGCATCGCCGACTGCGGAGTCATAGCTCTGGAGTGAGCGATGGATTACTTGGGGGTCTCCTTTACCCTCGGCGAGCCATAGCGCGTTGACGCCGAGGGCATCAGCAATCGCCGCCGTTTTCGCAGAGCCATCATATTCGTCGTTCTCGAGCTCCGAGATCGTCGCCTGCTTTAGGCCGACCTTGTCCGCCAGCTGCTTTTGCGTCAGCCGGGCGCCTTTCCGCGCCGCTCTAAGGCGCTTCCCGTATGTATTGAGTGACATATAGGAATTCTTATACAAGTCGGCATCGGTTTGCCTATTGACTGCAGCATCGGAAAACCTATAATTTGCGGCATGGACCTTCAATTCATCGCCCTCGAACTCAAGCGACTCGGCATGAGCCAAGTCGACATTGCCCGTGCGGTCGATTGCTCCCAGCCGACGATCTCTGAAATTCAGAGTGGTCGCCTTGGGAAGTGTCGACCGTCCTACCGGCTGGCGTCCTCGCTGATGAAGCTGTACGAGCAAAAGGTCGCGGATGCATGCGGTCAAGTCGAACCGGTGCGCGAGCCACCGAGGGAGCGCCAATGAAGAACATCAACATCCTTTCTCGATAAGTACGGGGTGATCGTCATGTCAAGACGCGCCGAATTCCGCAACGAAGTGAAAACGCGCCTGCGCGATCGCGTCTACGACGCGCTCCAGTTCTACAAGCAGCTGCACGGTATCGACTCCGACTCCGCCGCGCTCAACCGCATTGCGGAGGTGGCGCTGTTCGGCGTTGTCGGCACTTTGCCCGTGCAGCTCGCGAGCGTCAGTGCCGATCTGGGACAGTCCGGCCCGAAGGTGAATGCATGACTGCTCGCCGCGTGGAGCAGGCTGTCCTGCTGCCGGTGGCCGAAGCAGCTGATCTGGCAATGCGAGCGGCGGCGGAAGGCGTCGCTATCACCGATTTCCTCGGCATCCAGGTGCTGCGCGGCGCGTACGGCGCCATGCACCCGCTCGTCATCGAGTTTGAGATGCGGCCCAAAGTGGGACCGTCAGGGACGGAAAGTGGGGATGAGGTATGACGGCGCACACGTACGTCCTAATCGAAGCTGACGTCGTCGAACGAGTTTCGAAACTGCACGGTCGATTGTTCGAGGGTCGCTCCTGCACGGGTCAGCATCTCGTGCGCTTCTGCGAGGGCCCTTCGCACCATCTGAAAACACTGCTCCCTGGACTGGCGGGTAGAAACGCGCTTTTCCGCTTCCTTCTGAAGGAACATTGTTGCGATGAAAATTCGATCGTAGCCGGCTGCGATGTTCTCAGAGCAGTAATTTGGCAGTGGCATCAGCGAACGAAGCTCGTCGGACGAAAAGCGAGAAAGGCGTTCGAGCGGTGCGGCGATTGCCGGGATGGCTTTAGGTTGGATATCGTCCGTCAGCGCCTTTGCAACCGTTGCTTTCACCGTTCGGACCGCAGCTATAGCGGTGCCAACACGGAACGTGACCGTCGCTGCGGTTATCCGCGCCTCATCAAAGGCTGCTCTATTCTTTTTACGATTTTCACTCGACGCTATGTACAGGGCGGCGACTACGGCTCCGCATGTTCCGATTCCGCTCGCAATATCCCAAAAGTCCTTCTGCGAGCCAACCGATCTTGCGATGATCGCCCACAGCCGGAAGAGGGCGAAGGTCGCGATGGCTATGAGCAGCCATACAAATGTGAGCTGAGTGATTTCCCACGCGCGTTTCACGATTCCCCCGAATTCTATTTTCGGGCGATCGTAGCACGCTTGGCGGAGGCCACATGAGCGACCTCCCAAATCCTCTCACCGCCGCGGATTGCGATCTGCGCGACTTCCCGTTCATGCCGCTCGACGTCGTGCGCCTGCGCGACAGCGACATCGCGGCATTGTCGACGGCCGATGAGTTCCGCGCGGCGGTCCTGCTTTGGTGCGCAGCGTGGCACCAGGTGCCGGCGGCGTCGCTGCCCGACGACGATCGCGTACTCGCGCAGCTGGCCGGCTACGGCCGCGTCGTCACCGAATGGAAGAAGGTGCGCGACGGCGCGCTGCGCGGCTGGGTGAAATGTTCCGACGGCCGGCTGTATCACCCCGTCGTCGCGGAGAAGGCGCGCGACGCGTGGGCCGCGAAGCACGAGCAGCGCTACAAGACCGAGTGCGCGCGCATCAAGAAGCACAACCAGCGCCACGGGACGGACATCGAATTCCCTACGTTCGAGGAGTTTTTGTCCCCGGACTATCGCGATCCTGTCCCGAGGGACAAACGCAAATTGTCCCCGGGGACAACAGGACAACGTCCCTCGGGACAAACAGGTGATGTCCCCCCAACTGTCCCTCGGGAAACAGTATCCAAGGGACAGGGAGAGGGAGAAGTAAACCTAAAGACAAGCGGCGGCGGCACAGTACAGGCAGTAGCGGGCGACGCGCCGAATGCCGCCGCCGCGTTCGTCGAGATCCTCCGCTCGAGCGGCGTCGGCTTTGCCGCGAGCGACGAGCGAGTGCTCGGCTGGCCGACGCGCGGCGTCACGCCGGACGACCTTCGTGCTGCCGTCGCCACGGGGCGTAAGCGCCGTGAGCGCGAGGGCAGCGGGCAACCGCTCAACGTCGGCCTGCTCGACCTGATCCTCGGCGACCTGCTGTCCGCGCGCACCGCGAAGCCCACGACCGGGACGCGTACCGTCGGCGACTGGTGGCGCTCGTGGACCGGCATCGTTGAGCACGGGCGAACGCTCGGGACGGAGCAGGGCGCCGACGAGCAGCCGTTCGACTTCAAGCTGCGCGTGTTCAACGCGGCCGGCGACGGCCCGTGGTGGGACGACCACAACCGCGCGTTCCGCAACTCTGCCGGCCCGGTGGCGGCCGGCGCGATCCTGGAGAACGGCCGATGAGCCACGAGCAACAGTCCCTGATCGCCGCGCCGGTCATCGCGCGCCGCGTCGTCTTCGTCGTCCCTGGCAAGCCGGTGGCGAAGGGGCGGCCGCGCTTCGCGCGCCACGGCGCACACGTCCGCACGTTCACGCCCGAGGCGACCGAGCGCTACGAGAACCTCGTGAAGATGGCCGCGCGCGCGGTGATGCGCGACGACGAGCCGTACGCCGGCCCGGTGCGTTTGATCGTCGACATCGGCGTGCCGATCCCGACGAGCTGGTCGCAGCGGCGTCAACGCGAGGCCGCAGCCGGAGCGATCGGCGCGACGAAGAAGCCGGACGCCGACAACGTTGTCAAGGCGTTGAAGGACGGCATGAACGGGGTGGTCTACGGCGACGACGGCCAGGTCGTCGACCTCTGGGTGTCGAAGCGCTACGCGACCACGCCGGGCGTGCGCATCGAAGCAATTGAACTGAACCTGCAGCGAGCATAGGGAGGGCCCTTTGAAAACGAAACCCACGAAAATCACCCTCGACACGGTGCTGTCGGTCATGAAGCCGGGCCAGCGCTACACGGCGCACGATCTCGCGCGCGCCGCGGATGTGCCGCTGTCCACCGTGCGGCATCTGCTTGCGAGCGATCGCGCGGCGACGCGCATCGACATCAAGCGCGGCGAGCGGCGCGGCCAGATGTTCTCGCTGGCTGGCACATGCGGCAGAAGCGGCCATATCGACACGCGCGTCCGCCTGGACTTCACGAGCCACCTCAACGGATATGCCGGCTGGCTCCGCAGCGTGCAGGCGCTCGCCATGACGACGCGGGGTGCGCGATGAGCGGTTTCGAGAGCATCGAAGAGCGGCTCGACAACTGGGGGGCGACGGTGCGCTCGCCGCGGTTTAAGCCGGAGGTCTGCGCGCAGTGGGCGCGCCTGCACGTCGCGCTGCGCGACAAGGCGCTGGCCGAGATGACGATCCCGCCCGAGCAGAAGGACGGCTGGCTCGTCGAGGCGGCATGGTCGGCAATGCCGAACCACGTGGCGAAGTGGGTGCTGAAGTACACGTACGTCTGGCGCATGGCGCCCGACCAGGTGCAGACGCGCATGCGGAAGGTGCACGGTGCGGTGCTGCGCGGTCGGCGCTTCGAGCTCGTGCTCGCCGACGCGCACCGCGCGATCTCGCAGAGCATCGTGAAGCTCACCGCGGACTCGGTCATCAGAAAAATTGCGGCGACCGGTTGTAAACCGCCTGAATCTGTTCTATGATCCTCGGCAGATTACTGATTCCGCCTCGCGCGTGAGCTTTTGCTTCCCGGTTGGGAGGAAGGCGTGCGAGTACCGATGCCCGCGACATTGGGCTTTCTGTTGGAACGCGATGGGTCGGGTGGTACGAGGGTGTACCGGCGGGTTTGATACACCCGTAGCCTAACGGCGAACTGGGTTCGATTCCCAGACGACCCACCAAGATATGTGAAGCCCGCTGAGCGAAAGCCAGCGGGCTTTCTCGCGTCTAGGCATCGTATTGCGCGGTAATTTGTTCGAGGGCAATCAGGAGCGCTCGAAGTTCTTCCGGGTGATACCACACCCGTGCCATTGTCGGATCGGCTCCTTCCTCGTCCCATGCCTCGCCGATTTCGACGTATTCCGCCTCGGTTGACAGATCTCGGTAGCATTCGTGTGGGTATCGTAGATCGATGAACTGTCGACCAAGCTTTCTGAGCAGCAGTGCAGAATCTTCGGTCAGCTGTGATGGCCCGGTGATCTCGATCGCTTTTTCGAGAATTTCCGTCCGCAGCTCATTCGGAAAGAGGTTGAACAACTCCTCGTAATTGTGTCCTTGCGTAAGCGTGTATTTCAGATCATGGGCGTTGAGCAAGCACTTGATCAGCAGTTCGAGTGCGAGCAGATCGAGCATGTACTCGGTGTCAGACCTGTCACCTAACGGGTCTGCGTCTCGTAGCGTTTGAGCGTCCTTGCGGCGCGCCAATGCGGTGCGGCGCATCAATTTGACTTGGAGTTCGTTCATAGTGGGCGGGAAGTAGACCCGCTGAGCGAAACCCAGCGAGCCTTTTCGTTAGATGGTCTGAAGCTTTTTCGTTAGGCTCTCGACTGCCGCACCGATAAATGCCCCCAACTTTTCTCCGAACATCGCTGGGTTGCCGGTCCAGCCTTGCGTTGGTTCTGCAACGCCGGCTTTAAGAGCTTCGTTCACGAGTGCGATTGCACGTTCCCGAGCGTCGGTTGGATTTAGATTCGACATGATTTCCCGTAGTGGTCTTGTTAGCCGGCGGATTCCGGCTCACTGATTCTACGCCGGCTGCCTGGTCCGACCGAGCAGTCTTGAAGTGCATGCCTCGTTCAAAACTAACCAGTACCGCGCCCATGACCCACTCGTCGCGTCCTGCGCCGCCCGACGCGCTCTTCGACGGCTCGAACTGGTTCCGCTACCTCGCGCCGGCCGACGGCGTGAACGAATGGGTGCACCACACGTTCCTGCGCGAGGGCGCGCCGCTGCACAACGAGGACCACGCGCACCTGGTCGACGCCGACGTCGCCTACCTTTGGGCGGCCGTCGAGAACGTGCGCCAGATGCGGCGTGTTGTCGGCCAGTGCGAAGAGGTGATGATCCGCGCCGGCGGCTGGCAGCGCGCCAGGCAGGAGCAGCAGCTCTGCGAATGGTTCGGCCGCGTGCCGGCGTTCCTGATCACGCTCGACGCGCACTACGCGCGCGAGTGCAGCGATCTCGAATGGTGCGCGCTGGTCGAGCATGAGCTGTATCACATTGGCCAGCGCACTGACGAGTTCGGAGCGCCGGCTTTCACGAAGGACGGCATGCCGAAGCTCGGCATCCGTGGGCACGACGTCGAGGAATTCGTCGGCATCGTCCGCCGCTACGGCGCAGGCGGTGGCGCCGGCGACACCGCGAAGCTGGTCGACGCCGCCCGCCGCGCGCCAGAGATCGGCCACGCCGATATCGCGCGGGCCTGCGGCACCTGCATCCTGCGGGCCGCCTAACCGAACGTTTTCCCGCTATGGCAGCACTTCCCGACGCGATCAAGGTGTACATCGTCCAGTCGCTCGCATGCTTCGACACGATCTCGCGCGTCGCGAAGGCCGTGCGCGAGGAATTCGGCGTCGACGTGTCGCCGCAGCAGTGCGAGCGGTACGACCCGACGAAGCGCGCCGGCTCGACGCTCAGCCAGAAGTACCGCGAGATCTTCGAACGCACGCGCGAGGAATTCCTGTCCGATACGTCGCGGATCGGGATCGCGCATCGCGCGGTGCGCCTGCGCAAGCTTGCTACCGCGGTCGACAAGGCCGAAGAGCGCGGCAACCTGCCCCTGATGGCGGCCCTGCTCGAGCAAGCCGCGAAGGAGGCCGGCGACGCGTTCACGAACCGTCACCGGCTCGAGCACACGGGCAAAGGGGGCGGCCCGATCACCGCGATCTCGACTGTGACGAACGACCCACAGGAGGCGGCGAAGATCTACGCCACGCTGATGAACCCGTAGCATGCCCATCCCGTTCCCGTTCGACTTCCGCGCACCGGACTACGTGCAGGTGTTCGAATGGCGGGCGGAGCGGCTGAAACGCATTCGCGCGAACCCGGGCGTGCTGCCGGCGCTGCGCACGTTCTACCGCGACAACCCTGCCCAGTTCATCATCGATTGGGGCATGACGTTCGATCCGCGCAACGTCGAGCGAGGGCTGCCCGCGACGATCCCGTTCCTGCTGTTCCCGAAGCAGGAGGAATGGTGCCAGTGGTTCATGGAGCGTTGGAAGGCGCAGCAGCCGGGCATCACCGAGAAGACGCGCGACATGGGCATGTCGTGGCTGACCGTGGGGCTGGCGGACACGATCTGCCTGTTCCACGAGGGCGTCGCGGCCGGCTTCGGCTCGCGCAAGGAAGAGTACGTCGACAAGATCGGCTCGCCGAAGAGCCTGTTCTGGAAGGCGCGCGAATTCCTCCGGCTGCTGCCCGCTGAATTCCGCGGTTCCTGGGACGTCGGCACGCACGCGCCGCACATGCGCATCATCTTCCCGGACACCGGGTCGGTGATTACCGGCGAGTCGGGCGACGGCATCGGCCGCGGCGACCGCGCGAGCTTCTACATCGTCGACGAGTCGGCGTTCCTCGAGCGGCCGCAGCTGGTCGACGCGTCGCTGTCGGCGACGACGAACTGCCGGCAGGACATTTCCACGCCGAACGGCATGGGGAACTCGTTCGCGCAACGCCGCCACAGCGGCAAGGTACGGGTATTCACGTTCCACTGGCGCGACGATCCGCGCAAGGACGACGCCTGGTACGCGAAGCAGTGCGCCGAGCTGGACCCGGTCGTCGTCGCGCAGGAAATCGACATCAACTACGCGGCGTCGGTCGAGGGCGTCGTTATCCCGTCCGCATGGGTGCAGGCGGCGATCGGCGCGCACGTGAAGCTCGGCATCGAGCCGAGCGGCGCGCGACGCGGCGGGCTGGACGTCGCCGACGAAGGCAAGGACAAGAACGCGTTCGCGGGCCGCTACGGCTTCCTGCTGAACTTCCTGCGTTCGTGGTCGGGCCAGGGCGGCGACATCTACGAGACGGTCGAGAAGACGTTCGGCATCTGCGACGAGCTTGGTTACGAATCTTTCGACTACGACGCCGACGGCCTTGGCGCCGGCGTGCGCGGCGACGCGCGCGTGATCAACGAGCAGCGCGTCGCGATCGGCAAGCGGCCGATCAACGACGAGCCGTTTCGCGGCTCCGGCCCGGTGTACGACCCGGAAGGCGAGATGGTGCCGGAGCGCAAGAACAAGGACTACTTCGCCAACCTCAAGGCGCAGTCCTGGTGGGCGCTGCGGCTTCGCTTCCAGGCGACGTACCGCGCGGTCGTCGAGGGCAAGCCGTACAACCCCGACGACATCATTTCCATCGACCCGGCGCTGGACGAGCTGTCCGCGCTGACGATGGAGCTCGCGCAGCCGACCTACACGGTCAACGGCGTCGGCAAGATCGTCATCGACAAGGCGCCCGACGGCACGAAATCGCCGAACCTGGCTGACGCGGTCATGATCGCGTATCAGCCGGCCGGGCAGGTTCTGGACATCTGGACAAGGTTGGCAGGATGAATCGAAAGCAACGCAAGGCCGAGCAGCGGCAGTACCGCGCGATGGCCGCGGATTCCGCCAACGCCAAGCGCTGGATGACGCCGGACAGCTTCCAGAACTTCGAAGCGCGCGTCGGCCTAGGCACGCCGAACCAGGCGTCCGCGTACCAGTACGGATTCGACTTCATCTCGCGCAATCGCGTGCAGATGGAGGCGATGTATCGGTCGTCGTGGATCGTCGGCCAGGCCGTCGACGTCGTCGCCGAGGACATGACTCGCATGGGCGTCGAGATCGGCTCCGACATCACGCCCGAAGACAAGGACAAGCTGAACCAGGAGTTCGAGAACCTCGCGGTCTGGGACAGCCTCTGCGACACGATCAAGTGGGCGCGGCTATACGGCGGTGCGCTCGCGGTCATGATGATCGACGGGCAGGACGCGTCGAAGCCGCTGCGGCTCGACACGATCGCCGAGGGGCAGTTCAAGGGCCTCTGCGTGCTCGATCGCTGGCTGGTGCAACCGACGCTGAACGACCTGGTGACGGAGCCCGGCCCGGACCTCGGCATGCCGAAGTTCTACGACGTCGTCGCAGACTCGATGGCGCTGCCGCGCCAGCGGATCCACTACAGCCGTGTGCTGCGCTTCGACGGCGTCACGCTGCCGTACTGGCAGAAGATCGCCGAGAACCTGTGGGGCCAATCTGTCATCGAGCGCTTGATCGACCGCCTCGTGGCGTTCGACAGCACGACGATGGGCGCCGCGCAGCTCGTATTCAAGGCGCACCTGCGCACGTTCAAGGTCAAGGATCTGCGCAAGGTGCTCGCCGCGGGCGGCCCGGCGCTGGAAGCGCTGCTGAAGAACGTCGACTTCATTCGTCGGTATCAGTCCAACGAAGGGCTGTCGATCGTCGATGCCGATGACGAGATGCAGGTCGACCAGTACGCATTCACCGGACTGGACGCCGTGCTGCTGCAGTTCGCACAGCAACTTGCTGGCGCGCTGCAGATCCCGCTCGTGCGGCTGCTCGGCCAATCGCCGGCCGGCCTGAATGCGACCGGCGAGTCGGACCTGCGCACTTACTACGACAACATCAAGCAGCAGCAGGAGCGCCGGCTGCGCCGCGCGCTGAACCAGCTGTTCGAAGTGATGTTCCGCTCGGTGCTCGGCACGAAGCCCCCCGAGGGCTTCTCGTACGACTTCCGCGCGCTCTGGCAGATGACCGACGAGCAGAAGGCGACGACGGCTAACACGATCACCGACGCGGTGACGAAGGCGGTCGACGCCGGCCTGATGACGGCCGCCGGCGGCATGAAGGAGCTGCGCGCGTCGGCGCATCGCACCGGCGTGTTCTCGTCGATCACCGACGAAGAGATCAAGGAAGCGGAGGACCAGCCGCCGCCCGCGCCCGAAACGGAGCTTCCCCCGAATGTTGATGACCCGAACGACGGACCGCAAGCGCCGCCGAAACCCGGTGCGTCTGAGCGGGCCGGAGCGCCGGTACGGAACGCAGCTGCGCAAGATCGCGCGGCAGGTGGGCGCGTTGGTCGATGGCTTTCCGCCTGGCGATCCCGCGGCGGCGCCAACGATCGAGCAGCTGCTTAGACGGTACGCCGAGGCGCTTACGCCGTGGGCCGAGGCGACCGCCGCGCGGATGCTGGAAGACCTGAACCGGCGCGACGAGCAGGCGTGGATGCAGCAGGCGCAGGAGATGTCGCGCGCGCTGCGTGACGAGCTGCGACGGGCGCCGACTGGCGAGACGATGCGCGCGCTGATGGCCGAGCAGGTGACGCTCATCAAGTCGATCCCGCTCGAGGCTGCCGAGCGCGTCCACCGGCTCACGATCGAAGCGCTCGAAGACAGCACGCGCGCGGCTCAAATCTCCAAGGCGATTCAGGAATCCGGCGAAGTGGCGAAGAGCCGCGCCGACCTGATCGCGCGCACCGAGGTCTCGCGTGCGGCAACGTCGCTCACCGAGGCCCGTGCGCGTGCCGTCGGCAGCACGCATTACATCTGGCGCACCAGCGGCGACAGCGACGTGCGCGCTGGCCACCGCGCGATGGAGGGCAAGGTCTGCGCATGGGCCGAGCCGCCTGAAGTCGACGAGAACGGCCGCGTCATGCGGTTCCACCCCGGGCAGGTCTGGAACTGCCGGTGCTGGGCCGAACCGATCATTTCCGAGGACTGACATGCGCTTCTACACCATCCAGAAGCTCGGGCCGAAGCGTTCGCTCACGCCTGAGGGCTTCCTGCTGTGCGAGGACGTTCCTGTCGCGCGCACCGGCGAGATGCTGTACGCGGCCGGCGAGGTGCCGGTCGAGGCCGGGCCCGACGGCCTGATCCGCATCAGCCGCACGCCGGAGGAAGTGTTCCGCGACGAAACGCTCGCGAGCTGCGCCGGCAAGCCGGTGACGCTCGACCATCCGGACGACTTCGTGACGCCGGCTACGTTCTCGCAGCTCGGCAAGGGCGTGATGCTCAACATCCGGCGCGGCGAGGGGCTGGAGAACGATCTGATCCTCGCTGACCTGCTGATCACCGCGCAGGACGCAATCACGGCGGTGCAGGAAGAAGAAATCGAAGAGGTCAGCCTCGGCTACGAGGCGGACTACGAACAGGTATCACCCGGCCGCGGGGTACAGCGGAACATCGTTGTCAACCACGTAGCCATCGTCCCTCGCGGCCGCTGCGGCCCGCGCTGCGCGATCGGCGATAAGGAACCCGAGATGAAGACGAAAGACAGCAAGACCTCGCGCCGGCCGGCGTGGCTCGATCGACTGATGACCGCCATGCGCGCGAAGGATGCCGACGGCGTCGAGGAAGCGCTGGAGGAAGGCCAGAAGGCGATGGACGAAGAGTCCGAGGAAGAGCGCGAGAAGCGTGAAGCCACCGAGCGTGACGGCAAGACGGCCGACGCGCTCGCGGCGCTCGCGAAGACCGTGAAGGCGCTCGACCGCAAGGTGAGCCGCCTCGCTGCGCGCGACGCCGAGCGCGAGCAGGAAACCGAGGATGACGACGAGGAAGACGACGAAGCGGACGCGACGAACGACACGATCATCGAGGCCGAGCCGTCCCGCCGCGTCAGCGAGGAAGGCGTCGACCTGTACACCGGCGACTCCGCGCGCCAGATTGCTGCGCGCGCCGAGATCCTCGCGCCGGGCGTGAAGCTGCCGACCCTCGACGGTCTGAAGACGAAGGACCGCGCGGCCGCGCTGTGCAAGTGCCAGCGTCGGGCGCTCGACCAGGCGTACGAAACCGACGCCGGTCGCGCAGCGATCGCGCCGTTCCTCGGCCGCCGCGCGCCCGACTTCGACGCCATGCCGGCGCAGGTGGTCGACGCGATCTTCACCGGTGCCGCCGAGCTGATGCGCGCGAAGAACAACGCCGGCGCGTCGAGCGGCAAGGTGAGCACGCGAGACTTCGGCAAGGTGAAGACCATCGCCGACATCAACGAACAGAACCGCAAGTTCTGGGCGGGCCAGTCCAACCAGTAAGGAGAATGCCTCATGGGCAACGCAATTCTGTATCGCATGCCGTCGGGCATTCCCGGCGATGTGACCCGGCCGTCGCAGTCGACGATCGAGCCGGTCCCCCTCGATCCGACCGCGCCGTTCCCGGCATACGGCCTGTTCGGGAAGATCGCGAACGGCAAGTTCGTGCCGATCGGCGCTGGCGATGTCGCCACGGCGGTCTACGGTCTGCTCGTGCGGCCGTATCCGACGCAGAGCTCTCAGGATCCGCTTGGCACGTCGACGCCGCCGACGAAGGGCATCGCCGACGTGCTGCGCCGCGGCTACCAGACGGTGAAGCTGAACGCCGGTGTTGCGGCGCTCGACGGTCAGGTGTACGTGCGCGTCGCAGCGGCGGCCGCCGGCAAACCGATCGGCGGTATCGAGGCGGCAGCCGATGGCACGAACACGATCGCGATCACCGGTGCGACGTTCATGGCCGGCGCTGACGCCGACGGCAACGTCGAAATCGCCTACAACATCTAAGGGAGCCGACATGACGACTCACAACAAGTCGCTGCTCGCCCGCGCGGCAGGCATCGCAATCGCCGGCGCGCCGGCGATCATCCGCGCACGCACGCGCGACAGCATGATGACGTTCGACGCGCGCACGATCGACAGCACGGGCGCGTTCCTGGTCGGCGAGCTCGAACGCCTCGACCAGACGCTGCACATGCCGCTCACGTCGGTCACGTGGTCGCGCGACATCGATCTGCGCGAAGACGTGTCGATCGCCGACGAAGTGTCCTCGTTCACGAACTCGATGTTCGCCGCGGCAGGCGGTCCGTCGCCGGCCGGCAAGTCGTGGGTGGGCAAGGACGCGAACGCGATCCAGAGCCTCGGCCTGGACATCGGCAAGACGCCGAATCCGCTGACGCTGTGGGGCATGCAGATCGGCTGGACGATCCCGGAACTCGAATCCGCGCAGAAGCTCGGCCGCCCGGTCGACCAGCAGAAGTTCGAGGGTATGCAGCTGAAGCACAACATGGACGTCGACGAGCAGGTGTACATCGGCGACACCGTCCTCGGGGTGACGGGCCTCGTGAACAGTTCGGCGGTCGAGAACGTGTCGAACGCGCAGACGGGCAACTGGGTGTCGGCGACGCCGGACCAGATGCTCGACGACGTCAACGAGCTGCTGAACAGCGCGTGGGCCGCAGCCGGTTACGCGGTGTGCCCGGGTCGCCTGCTGCTCGACCCGACGAGCTTTTCCCTGCTCGTCCAGCGCAAGGTCAGCGACGCCGGCAACATCAGCGTGCTGCGCTACCTGCAGGACAACAGCCTCGCGAACCAGCTCAACGGCCGGCCGCTGGAGATCTTCCCGTCGAAGTGGCTCACGGGCCGCGGCGCTGCGGGCAAGAACCGCATGGTCGCGTACACGAAGGACAAGAACCGCGTTCGCTTCCCGCTGGTGCCGCTGCAGCGCACGCCGCTCGAGTATCGCGATCTGCGCCAGCTGGTGACGTATTTCGGCCGCCTCGGCGTGGTCGAAGTCGTCTATCCGGAAACGATCGCCTACCGTGACGGGGTGTAACATGCAGCTCATCAACGTGGTGAAGGCGTTCACGGTGCGGCTCGTCCACGAGGGCGAGTCGATCGAGCGACGGATCGTCGCCGGTGTGCAGGAGGTCGAGGATTACATCGCCGACCACTGGTACACGAAGGCGCATACCGGCCCGCTGCCGGCGGGCGTCTCGGCCGCTCCGGCGAAGGCCGCCGACGCGGACACCGAGCCCACCGATCCGGCGAAGGATGCCACGACCGACGCCGCGCCGGCGAAGACGGCCGCCAAGGCCGGCAACAAGTAAGGTGACCCGTGGACGTTTCCCAGTTCAGACAGTCGTTCCCCGAGTTCGACGACACGACGACATACCCCGATGCGCTCGTCCAGTTCTGGATGACCGTGGCGGTTGCGCTCGTCAACCCGGACCGATGGGGCGAGCTGACTGATCTGGGAATCGCGCTCGTAACGGCGCACCACCTGGCGCTCGCCGTGAAGGACCAGAAGATGGCCGCCGTCGGCGGCGTGCCGGGTCAGGTGACCGGGCCGCAGTCGTCGAAGGCCGTCGACAAGGTCAGCGCGAGCTACGACACGGCGGCCGTCGCCATCAAGGACGGCGGTTTCTGGAACGCCACGATGTACGGCGTCCGCTATCTCAGCCTCGCAATGATGATGGGCGCGGGCGGCATGCAGCTGTAACACCGCCGTCGTCCATCGGGAGAACTGCATGGACGGCATGAAAATCGACCGCCTCGACGAGGTGCTGAAGTCGATCAGCGGGCTCGTGCAGAAGGAGGTGCTGGTTGGCGTGCCCGACAGCACCGCCGGCCGTAAGGACGAGGGAGAGCCGCTCAGCAACGCCGAGATCGGCTATATCCTCGAGCACGGCTCCCCCGCGAACAACATCCCCGAGCGCCCGCATCTCGTGCCCGGCGTGCAGGACGCGCGGCCGAAGTTCGAGCCGCACCTGCAGAAGGGCGCCGAAGCGGCGCTCGACGGTGACCTCGAGAAGGTCAACCGCAGCCTGAATCGCGCCGGCCTCGTCGCGCAGAACTCGGTGCGCGCGAAGATCAACAGCAACATACCTCCCAAACTCGCTGATTCGACGCTGGCCGCGCGCCGGCGTCGCGGCGTCACGCGCGAGAACACGCTCGTCGACACCGGCCAGTATCGGAACGCGATCACGTACGTGGTCCGCAAGAAGTAGTAATCGCCACCCGAACATCGAGGGCCGCCACGCGCGGCCCTTTTTCATTGGAGCTCCGCATGGCGTTCCTCGACGTCACCGATGTGCTGCTCGATCCCGATTTCATGGATACGGGCCTGGTCTGCAACCGGATGACGCAGACCGTCGACGACCACGGCCGCGCGCAGAACACCGTCATATCAACGCCGATTGCGGCCGTCGTCACCAGCGACAGGGGCGACATCCTGCATCGGAAGGCGGACGGCAGCCGAATCATCGGCTCGATCATGCTGCACACGCCGTTCCGACTGCGCGATGGCGGCCCGGACGGCACAGCTGATGCCGACGAAATCGTATGGGACGGCGCCACCTACACGGTCGTGAACGTGAACGACTACTCGCACTTCGGCCGCGGCTTCGTCTGCGCGACGTGCGATCTGAAGCCTCTTTCGGGATGACCCCATGAACGACAGCTCGACCGGCGGATACCTGGCGCCAGCCGTCGATGCGCCGCCGGCCGAGGACGACGCCCTCGACGATCTCGTCCACGACCTGATCGCGGGCGTCACGGCACTACCGCCGGCGCTCGTGCGGCCGCGCTGGCAGCCGACCGTACCGAAGCAGCCGGAGCCGTCCGTGAACTGGTGCGCGTTCGGGCTGCAGGAGCAGGAGCCGGACGCCGGGCCGGCGATCCAGCACGACGGCACTGGCGACGGGAACGATACGTACATCCGGCACCAGGACATCGACGTCCTGTGCACGTTCTACGGCCCGCGCGCGAAGGGTTACGCGCAGCGGCTCGCCGACGGCCTCGCGATCCCGCAGAACCGCGAGCAGCTGCAGTTGCAGGACATGGCGTTCGTCGGCGTCGGCGCGATTCGCGCGGCGCCGGACCTGGTCAACCAGCAATGGGTGCGGCGCTACGACATGACGGTGACGCTGCGCCGCAAGATCACCCGGACCTACGCGGTCCTCAACCTCAAATCGGCCACCGTGGCGACGACGACTGACGCGTCGGCGCCGCTGGCCGGCGTTTCGAACATCCACTCGTAGGGGACCAGCATGTCCAACGGATTGCCGGTAGCGCGCCTGATCAACGTGACGATCAACCTCGCCGCGCTCGCGGCGCAGGGCGCGAACATGAACACCGGGCTGATTCTCGGCCCGTCGGCCGTCATCGATACGAATGAGCGCGCGCGCACGTATGGCGGCATCGACGAGGTGACAGCCGACTTCGGCACGAATACGCCGGAGTACTTCGCCGCAGCGCTCTATTTCAACCAGGTTCCGCAGCCGCAACAGCTGATGATCGGCCGGTGGGCGAAGACGGCAACATCCGGCTCGCTGCGCGGTGGCGTGCTGTCGGCCGCGCAGCAGGACATCGCGCTGTGGGAAGCGGTGACCACGGGCGCGTTCAGCATGACGATCGACGGCGCTGCGAAGACGGTCAGCGGCCTCGACTTCTCGGCCCAGACGAATCTGAATGGTGTCGCGAGCGTCATCAATGCGAAGCTCACGGGCGCGACGATCGCGTGGACCGGCTCGCAATTCGTCGTGACGTCGAACACCACCGGCACGAACTCGAAGGTCGGTTATGCGACGGCGCCGGGCAGCGGTACCGACATCTCGGCGATGCTCGGCCTCACGAGCAACCTCGCCGGCGTGCCGGCGGACGGCATCGCGCCCGAGCAGCCGGTCGATGCGGCCGCGCTGTTCCTCGATCGCTTCTCGAATCAGTTCCTCGGCCTCGACTTCGCGGACGCGTCGATTACCGACGATCAGCACATCGCGGTCGCGAACCTCATCGAAGCCGATCAGCGGCACCTCTACGGCATCACGACGCAAAACCCGCAGGTGCTCGACTCGACCGTGTCGACTGACATCGCGAGCAAGCTGAAGGCGCTGAAGCTGAAGTACACGATCCTTCAATACTCGAGCTCGACGCCGTACGCGGTGTCGTCGCTGCTCGGCCGCCTGCTCACGGTGAACTTCGACGGCAACAACACGACGATCACGCTCATGTTCAAGCAGGAGCCGAGCGTCGCGGCCGAGCAACTGACCAGCACGCAGGCGAACGCGCTGCAGGCGAAGAACTGCAACGTGTTCGTGAACTACAGCAACGACACGTCGATCATCCAGTACGGCGTGACGCCGAGCGGGCTGTTCGCAGACTCGGTTTACAACGCGATCTGGTTCCGCAACCGCATCGAGACGGACGTCTACAACGTGCTGTACCAGAGCCTGACAAAGATTCCGCAGACGGACCCCGGCAACGCACTGGTTGCGGCGACGATCGCGGCGTCCTGCGAGGCAGGCGTGACCAACGGCTATCTTGGGCCTGGTGTCTGGAACTCGGCCGGCTTCGGTGCGCTGAATCAGGGCGACACGCTCGCGAAGGGCTATTACGTCTATGCGCCGCCGATCGCGACGCAGTCGCAGGCCGACCGCGAGGCGCGCAAGTCCGTCACGTTCCAGGTCGCAGCGAAGGAAGCGGGCGCGATCCATAGCGTCGACATCCTCGTCAACGTCAACCGGTAACAGGGGCATCTCAACATGACGACTTACAGCTTTCAGGACGTCGCCGCGACGATCGTCGGGCCGGGCGGTGCGTTCTCGCTCGGCTATGGCGAAGCGACCGCGGAAGAAGGCATCACGATCGCGCGCGCCGGCGACAAGAACACGATGACGATCGGTTCGGACGGCGAGGGCATGCACAGCCTGCATGCCGACAAGTCCGGGCAGGTGACGCTGCGCTACCTCAAGACTGCGCCGATCAACGCGAAGCTGATGGCGCTGTACGACGCTCAGTCGCTCGACAGCCGGCTGTGGGGCAAGAACCTCATCGAGGTTCGGCAGACGGCCGCCGGCGACGTGACGACCGCGCGCAGCTGCGCGTTCAAGAAAGCCCCGGATCTGAAGTACGCGAAGGACGGCGACATCGTCGAATGGGTCTTCGATTCGATCAAGATCGATAACATCCTCGGGACGTACTGAACATGACGACCGAAGTGCAATTCAACGGCGTGCGGTACGCGATCGGCAAGCTGAGCGCGATGCAGCAGTTCCACGTCTCGCGGCGCATCGCGCCGATCATCCCGCCGATGATCCCGGTCCTGATGAAATTCTACGCCGAGCTTGAGCAAGCCGACGTCGCTCGGCAGCAGGCGGTAGCGAACGCTGCGCTTGCGGCGCTTGCCGAGGGCGAGGCGCCCGGTCAGGAAGTGGAAGCGCCCCCGCCCGCGGTCGACAAATCGCGCGAGCTGCTGTCGATGGTCGACGCGATCGCGCCGGTGTTGCAGCCGTTCGCCGATGCACTGGCCGGTCTGAAGGACGAGGACGCGGAATACGTGTTCGGCACGTGTCTGTCTGTCGTCGAGCGCTGGCAGGGCGCCGGCTGGGCGAAGGTCTGGAACATCACTCACAAGACGTCGATGTTCGACGACATCGGCATCGACGTGATGCTGCCGCTTGTCGTGCGCGTCGTGGTGGCGAACCTCGGCCCTTTTATCAGCGGGCTGCTTACCAGCCAAGCGAGCAGCCCGGCGGCGACGTAGGCTGGATCCGCACGCTGCCCGGCGGCGAGGACTGGCTGCTCGCGCCGGTGCACGCCCAGATGTGCCGTTACGAGTCGCTGATCGACGGAACGCTCGGCCTCGCCGACGTCGCGCTGATGAACGATTCCCTTGCCGTCCGGGCAGACAACGAAGCGGCGTTCCGCCGCAAGATGGAAAGAGAAAATGGCTGATTCGGTCGTCATCCGCGAGTTCTTGGTCGCGCTCGGCTTCAAGGTCGACGAGAAGGGCCTGAAGAACTTCAAGGAAGGCGTCGAAGGCACGACGAAGGGCGTCAAGCAGCTGATCGCGACGGTTTCCGGCGCCGCGCTCACCGTGAGCGCCGGCGTCGCGGCGTTCGCGTCGAAGCTCGAGCGCCTGTACTTCGTCTCGCAGCGCACCGGCGCCTCGGCCGCCAACCTGCGCGGCTTCGAATTCGCAGCGCGGAACATGGGCGTATCGGCCGAGGCGGCCACCGGCACGATCGAGAACCTGGCGCGTTTCCTGCGCAACAATCCCGCAGGCGAAGGCTACCTCGCGACGCTGGGCGTGCAGACGCGCAACGCGAACGGCGATCTGCGCGACACGGTCGACATCATGTCGGACCTCGGCAAGGCTCTGGCGAGCAAGCCGACGTGGCTCGCGAGCCAGTACGGCAACATTCTTGGCATCGACGAGAATCTGCTGCTCGCGATGCGCAACGGCGACTTCGAGCGGCTTCTGAAGCAGTACCGCGAGATGTCGCAGACGACGGGCCTCGACAAGGCGGCCGACGACTCGCACAAGTTCATGACGCAGTTGCGCGGTCTCGGCACGACGTTCGAGAACCTCGGCATCCGCGTCGAAGGTGCGATGTTGGGGAAGGTGGGCCCGAGCCTCGACCGATTCCAGCAGTGGATGGACGAGCATGGCGACGAGGTCGCGAACCGAGTCGCGGAGATCGCGAGCGCCATTCTCAAAGTGGTAGAGGCAGTCGGGCCGCCGCTCGGGAAGCTGGTCGACCTGTTCATCGAGCTCGACCACTCGACGAATGGATGGTCGACGAAGATTCTCTTTCTCGGCGTCGTGCTGAAGGCGCTCGGTGTGTTCCGCATTGCGCGCGGCATCTGGAAGGCCGCTGCTGCGCTCCGCCTGATGGGGGCCGCAGGCACCGGCACGGCCAGCGTCATCTCCGGCTTGATCGGAAATGTGGGCGGGCTGATGACGCTGTTGGGGCGTCTGTCCGCGATCGCCGGCGCCGCGTTCGCGGGCTGGAAGATCGGCGATGCGCTGCGCGACTCGGTCGATGGTTGGATTTCGAAGGCTTCTGGCGGCCGGTTCCGCTCGATCTGGGACGTGTTGACTGGAAAGGATCGGCGCGGCCTTGACGCGACGGGCGGCTACACGCAGGAAGAGCTCGACAGCGTAAAGGATGGCGGCGGTGCGAAGCTGACACCGCCGCGCGGCGCCGCGCCGGGGCCAGCGCAAACCGCTCCTTCCGCGCCAGCCGCCGCGCCGGCCGGGTCCGGTGGTTTGGTCGGCGCGATGTCGCGGCTCGCCGACACGGCGTTCGGCAAGCTGATCGCGCGTGGCGAGGGCGACTACAACAGCGTCAACCGCGGCGCGCGTGGCGGTTACCGCGCCGGCACCGAGAATCTCGAAGGCATGACGCTCGCGCAGGTCATGGCCGCACAGCGTGCAGGGCAGTTCAACGCGGCTGGCCGCTACCAGATCATCGGCAGCACGCTGGCCGAGGCAGCGCGATCGCTGAAGCTGAACGGCGACGAGATGTTCGACCGGAAGCTGCAGGATCGGATCTTCGAGCAGTACCTGGTGCGCAACAAGCGGCGCGCGATCGCCGACTACGTCGAAGGGCGTAGCGACGACCTGCGCGGCGCGCTGCGCGCGGCATCGCGCGAGTGGGCGAGCGTCGCGGACCCGGACACCGGCCGCAGCTATTACGCCGGCAAGGGCAACAATCGCGCCAGCATCACGGTGGCCGAGATGGAAGCGGCATTGCGCAATACGCGTGCGACGTACCAGCCGCCGGCCGCGCTGGCCGCGCAGTCGGCGGCGCGCAGCGGTCCGGCGAAGGTCGAGCTGCACCAGTCGACGCAGATCCACGTGAACGGCGCCAGCGATCCGAACGCTGCCGGTCGCGCGGTCGAGCGCGAGCAGCGCGCGGTCAACGCCGACATGGTGCGCAATCTGCAGGGGGTGATTGCATGATCCTCGACATGATCACGATCTCGCCGAAGAAGATCGGCAGCATCACGGTTCAGGTCGCGATCGAAGAGGTCTACAACGACGAGCTGACCATCACGGAGCATCCGGTCGAGCAGGGCGCGCAGATCACTGATCACGCGTTCAAGCGTCAGCCGGATGTCGCGATGCGCTGCGGTTGGAGCAACGCCGATTACGAAGCGCTGCTCGGCGCCGCGGAGGCGACGTTCGAAGGTGGCGGCTTGCCCTCCGCGCAGTACATCAACGCCATCTACTCGCAGCTGCTCGCGCTGCAAGAGTCGCGCACGTCGTTCGACGTGACGACGAGCCGCCGCACCTACCAGAACATGCTTCTGCAGGGGCTGCGGCTCACGACCGACGCGAAGACGTCGAGCGCGCTGATCCTGACGGCGACGCTCAAGCAGATCCGGATCGTGCAGACGCAGGTGACGAAGCTGCCGCCGCGCGAGAACCAGGCCGATCCGGCGTCGACTGCCGAGACGGGCAACGGCGGCGCGAAGGCGGCCGTGCCGGCGACGCCAGCGCCGGGCGGCGCAGTACCGCCAGGGAGTATGTGATGCCGAGCTTCTTCGAGATTCCGTTCTCGCCGCGTCCGGAGCGCTTCACCGTGACGCTGAGTGGAGTCGACTATCGCCTGACCGTGCAGTACCGCAAGGCCGGCGGCGCGGGCTGGGTGCTCGACATTGCCGACGCGTCGGACAACCCGCTGGTGTCCGGCATCCCGCTGGTGACCGGCGTCGATCTGCTCGCGCAGTACAAACATCTGGGCTTCCAGGGGCGTCTGTGGGTTCAGGGCGCCGAGAATCCTGACGATGTTCCGACGTTCGAGGATCTGGGCATCGGATCGCACGTTTTCTGGGTGACGGACCAATGAGCGTTCAGCAGTTCGGCCGAAAGGTATCCCTGATCATCGGCTTCGACAGCGGCGAAGCGCTCGACCTGTCCGAGCTGCGGATCGTGTTCCGGGTGCAGCGCGGCGACCTGCAGACGCCGAATTCGGCGCGCATCCGGGTCTACAACGTCTCCGCGACGACAGCGCGACGCGCGCAGAAGGAGTTCACGCGCGTCGTGCTGCAGGCAGGCTACGAGGGCAACTACGGGATCATCTTCGACGGTCAGATCAAGCAGGTGCGCCGCGGGCGCGAGAGTCAGACCGACACGTTTCTCGACATCACGGCGGCCGACGGCGATTCTGCGTACAACTTCGCGGTGGTGAACACGACGCTCGCGGCCGGCTCGGTCGCGACCGATCACGTCTCGGTGGCGATCGCCGCCATGAATCCATACGGCGTGTCGCTCGGCTACATGCCCCAGGTGACGTCGAACCCGCTGCCGCGCGGCAAGGTCATGTTCGGGATGGCGCGCGACTTCCTCCGCGGAATCGCGAAAACGACCCAGACGGTCTGGAGCATCCAGGACGGCAAGGTCGTGATGGTGCCGGAGACAGCATACATGCCCGGCGACATCCCGAAGATCACGTCGGAGACGGGCATGGTCGGGTTGCCGCAGCAGACGGCGAACGGCATCGAAGTGAAGATGCTGCTGAACCCGAACGTGAAGATCGGCCGGCTGATCTGGCTCGACAACGCGAGCGTCCAGCAGTACGAGTACAGCTTGAACGTCGGCCAGCAGGCCGAGAACGAGCGGATCGAGATGCAGGCGAAGCTCGATGACGACGGCTTCTACTACGTGATGCTCGCGGAGATCAGCGGCGATACGCGTGGCGAAGAGTGGTACACGAGCGTGACCTGCCTCGCGGCCGACGTCACGGTGCTGCCTGACTCGTTCAAGGACAAGGCGGCGGTACCGTCTGCCGACGTGATCAAGCGGTTCGGCTAGCGCCCGTACGTCGGGAGTGCCTTGATGGTCATCGTCGTGGTGTCGCCGCTGCGCTTCACGTCCGCGCGTGCGAGCACGTTGAGCGGCATCGACTTCGTCGGCATCTGCGGCACGATGATCACGGCATCGCCGTCGATCGTGACACCCCAGCAGCCGATGTCCCATACGCCGCGATACGACTCGTAGCGCCGCATGTTCTTCGCGTTGGCGAGCGGCAGATCGCACTTCCGGCCTGTGTACAGGATGGTCGGGAATTCGTTCTCAACCGTGGCGCCGACCTTCATGCCGGCGAACGGGTAGACGTACGCATCGTCAGCGACGGCGGCGAGCGGCGTGAGAAGCGCGGCGGCCAACAGCAGTTTTTTCATTTTCATCCCATGGATCGACGTGAAAGGGTAGGCGACCCGGAGGTCGCCCTGCGTGAAGCGTTTGACGGCGTGCGCGCAGGCATCTGGACAGCGCTGCCCGGCATCATTCAGTCGTTCGATGCTGCAGCGCTGACATGCAGCGTGCAGCCCGCCATCAAGGCGCAGGTGCGCGGCATCGACGGCACGATCCAGAGCGTCGCGCTGCCGATGCTGGTCGACTGCCCGGTTCAGTTCCCCGCCGGCGGAAATTGTACGTTGACGTTCCCGGTCAAGAAGGAAGACGAATGCCTGGTCGTGTTTGCCTCGCGCTGCATCGACGCGTGGTGGCAGTCGGGCGGCGTGCAGGAACAGGCCGAGTTGCGCATGCACGACCTGTCGGATGGATTCGCGCTGCTCGGTTTTCGGTCGCGCCCTCGGGCGTTGGCCGGCGTCAGCGGCAGCTCGACGCAGCTGCGCAGCGATGACGGCGCGACGTACATCGACCTGAACCCGACGCTGCAGAAGGTCAAGATCGTCGCGCCGGGCGGGTTCGACGTGGTCGCGCCGCTGTCGACGTTCTCGGCCGCCGTGACGATCACTGGCCTGCTGACGTTCGTCGGCGGCATGGTCGGTAGCGCCGCGAGCGGCGCCGCGGCCGTATTCAACGGCGTCATCCAGTACATCGGGCAGGTCTTCGCGAACGGCAAGCGCGTCGACGACACCCACACGCACACCGATCCGCAGGGCGGAAATACCGGTCCCGTCAACTGAGATTCCCATGCGATACCGAAAACTCGACGCTGACGGCGATTACGTCTTCGGCGGGGGCGCGGCCGACTTCCTCGTAAACACGCCCGAGACGGTCGCGCAGGCCGTGCTGACCCGCCTGCGCCTGTTGCGCGGTGAATGGTTCCTCGACACGACGGCCGGCATGCCGTGGGCAACGGACGTGCTCGGGAAGTACACGAGCGGCAAGTACGACGCGGCAATCCGGCAGTGCATTCTCGGCACGCAGGGCGTGACAGAGCTGACGGGCTACTCGAGTACGGTCGATCCCGATACGCGCGTGCTCACGGTCACCGCGACGATCAACACCATCTACGGCACCACCACGGTACAGGCGACATTGTGACTCTCACGACCATCGCACCCACCATCGACGCGAACGGCATCACCGCGCCGACATACGCCGACGTGCTTGCGTATCTGCAGGACCAGTACCGATCGATCTACGGTGCCGACACGTACCTCGAGCCGGACAGCCAGGACGGGCAGCTGCTCGGGGTGTTCGCGAAGGCGATCAGCGATGTCAATTCGGTCGCGATCGCCATCTACCGGTCGTTCAGCCCGGCGACTGCGCAGGATGATGCCCTGTCGAGCAACGTCAAAATCAACGGCATCGCGCGCAAGGTCGCGTCGTACTCGAGCGCCGACTTGGTTCTCATCGGCCAGGCCGGCGCGACGATCACGAACGGCGCGGCGAAGGACGCGAACGGTGTGCAATGGCTACTGCCGGCCACCGTGACGATCCCGCCGAGCGGCACGATCACCGTCACCGCCACGTGCGCGACGATCGGCGACGTATCCGCGCGAGCCGGTACGATCAACCAGATCGCGACGCCGGCGCTCGGCTGGCAGTCGGTGACAAACCCGGCGGACGCCGCCGAGGGCGCGCCGGTGGAGAAAGATGCCGTGCTGCGGCAGCGGCAGACCGTGTCGACCGCGCTGCCGTCGCTCACGGTGCTCGACGGCATCATCGGCGCGGTGGCGAACGTGCCCGGCGTCACGCGGTACGTGGCGTACGAGAACGACACCAGCTCGACCGATGCGAACGGCATCCCGTCCCACTCGATTTCGCTCGTGGTCGAGGGCGGCGACGCGACGGCGATCGCGAATGCGATTGCGGCGAAGAAGACGCCGGGCGCGGGAACGTACGGCACGACCGCCGTCATCGTCACGGACATCTACGGCCGGCCGATCACAATCCGGTTCTTCCGGCCTGTGGCCGCGCCGATCGCCGCGACGGTCACCATCAAGGCGCTCACGGGCTACACCAGCCAGACGGGCCAGCAGATCCAGCAGGCCGTGTCGGACTACATCAACGGTGTGCAGATCGGCGGCGGCCTGTCCGGTAGCGTCGAATGGGGTGACGCGCTGACCGCGGCGAACAGCGTCGGCGGCGGCATCACGTTCAAGCTGTCCGGCCTCACGCTGACCGGCCCGCGCGGCGCAGGCGCGCCCGACGTCGCGCTGCTGTTCAACGAGGCGGCGTCGTGCACGCCTGCGAACGTGACTCTGGTGGTGAACTGATGGCCGCGTCTCTTTCCGACTACACCGCGCTCGTCACGACCGAGCACCGCGGCTTGTCGCGGTTCATGGCGACGGTCGGCGCGCTCGTGCAGCCGATCGTCGACCAGATGAACGTGCTGCAGAGCATGCCCGGTAAGTTCGACCTCGACAACGCGGTCGGCGTGCAGCTGGACGACGTTGGCCTCTGGGTCGGCGTGTCGCGGAAGATCCGCACGCCGCTCACTGGCATCTACTTCTCGTTCGACATCGCGGGCCTCGGCTTCGATCAGGGCATCTGGAAGGGGCCGTTCGACCCTGACACGGGGTTGACGGTGCTGGACGACGATACGTACCGGCTCGTCATCCGCGCGAAGATCGGCGCGAACCACTGGGACGGAACACTGGCGTCGAGCGCTGCAATCCTGAGCAGCATCTTCGGCGCCGACACGCACGTCTTCATCGAGGACCATCAGGACATGTCGATGACGATCGGGATAGCGGGCAAGGTGCCGTCGGCCGTGTTCCTCGCGCTGCTCGCCGGTGGGTACATCCCGCTGAAACCGGAAGGCGTGCGCGTCAACTACACGATCGTCACAAGCGTGGACACCGCTCCGCTATTCGGCTTCGACGTGAACAACCAGTACATAGCCGGCTTCGACGCCGGAGCGTGGGGCACGCCAGTCTGAGCCCCCCACGCATTTATCGCCATGAGCTGCCTTAGGGCGGCTTTTTTTATTGCTCGGAGCACAGATGGCAATCAACAACTTCAAGCCGTTCGCTGCCGCCGCCGGCGCGAACGTGATGTCGCAGGCTGACTACGAGGCGCTTGCGGCGCTGCTTACCGGCTTCCAAAGCGGCACCGCGCAGTCGGCGCAGCTCAACAAGGTGTGGCGTCAGGGCTCGATCATGGCTGCTGTGCTTGCGCAGTTCATCGTCGATCGGAGCGGGCAAGATGCGATTGATGATGGAACAATATCAACATTATTGGCGAACCTGAAGGCGTCTGTCGCAGCCTTGAATGGCGACCCAGGACAGTCTTTCAGCGTAGCGGCTGCCACATCTCCCCAGCACGCCGTCCAATACAGTCAGGTTCGAAAGCTTCTTACCGGAAATCTTTCTCTCTACGTTGCGACTACTGGAAGCGATACGGCGAACACCGGTCTGTCGGCTTCGTCGCCCTTCGCCACGCTGCAGAAGGCGTACAACTATCTGCAGAGCACGTATGACCTCAACGGCTTCACTGCCACAATCAATGTTGCCGCTGGAACATATACCGCCGGCTTGAACGCGAGCGGCCCGATCGCTGGCAACAAGACGGGCACCGACGGAGTGATCATCTCCGGAGCTGGCGCTACGATCAATGTTGGATCGAGCCAGTATTGTTTCAACGCTAATCAAGGCGCTCGATTCAAGATCCAGGGTTTCACGATGCAGTCGTCCGGATCCGCGTCGAATGCTGTTCAGCTGACCGACCCGTCGTCGTCTATTGTGGTAGGAACTGGAAATACATTCGGGGCGTTCACGTCCGGAACTCATCTCAACTGTTCGGGCGGCCAGATTTCCGTGCAGGCGAACTACACGATCAGCGGAGGCGCAGCGTACCACCTTCTCGCAAGCAATTCGGGCGCAAACCTTGGCTATCAGTCTGGGTTGACGGTGACTGTTAGCGGAACGCCTGCCTTCTCGCAGCAATTCGCAGCGAGCCAGTTTCTCGGTCTCATCAATGCGGCCGGCACGACGTTCAGTGGATCAGCAACTGGCACCCGGTATTTGGCAACTATCAATGGTGTCATTAACACGAACGGCGGCGGCGCAAGTTTCTTCCCCGGGAGTGTTGCCGGGTCGACATCCAGCGGTGGCATCTATGGATGATCGCTCACCGTGAAGCGACCAAATCGGGCTATACTCGGCAGCGTTCACGTTCTTCACGGATGATGTTGTGTCAAGTCAACTGCTTTCTTCGAGCGACAAGTCCTTCTGGCACGGTTACCTCGGATTTTACGAGCAACATCTACCGAAAACTGTGGCTGGTAGCATTCTTGAATTTGGAGTGTTCAAGGGAAATTCGATCCGGTGGTTATTGCAGACGTTTCCAAACGCGAAAATCGTCGGGGCCGACATTCTGCAAATTCAGCCGGAGTGGCCTACACATGAGAACGTGGAGTACCGCCAAGTCGACCAAGCCGATGAACAAGCTGTATCGGCGCTTGTTCGTGGAATCGATGATCTTGAGTTGATCATCGAGGATGGCTCGCACTTTCCTAGCCACCAGTCGATTTGTCTAAAACACGGCATCGATGCGTTACTTCCCGGTGGGACGTACGTGTTGGAGGACGTTCATACGAGCCACCCAGCCCACGACCAATATCGGCAAGAATTTGGAGATCAACTCGGTCAAACATCGTTGTCCGTATTGCTCGGGCTCGAACACGTGCGACGTCTTGGGGAAATGCCGAGCGAAGATCAATTTCTCGCCCTGGCGGCTGGCACACATTTCTCGCTTGATGATGTGCGCAGGTTACATGCTCAGATCGAGACAATCTCGTTTTACCGACGAGCAACGCTTCCGACCTCATGTTGGCGTTGCGGTTCGACAAGCTTCAACTATCACGCATTGAAATGCGAATGCGGTGTTGACTTGCTGTCCGAGGCCGACAGCATGACGATCGTCATCAAGAAGCGATTGGTATAGCAAAGCGATTTACTCGTCGTGCCGTACACCCATGCCGCCCATTTCGGGCGGCTTTTATTTTTTGAAAAATATAGGGGGCATCTATGTATTTCGACGTCACGAACTGGTACTGGGTTATTGACGGAGATGCGTCACGGGTATGGTCCAGTGCGGCCGCGAAATTCGTCGACGTCAACGATGAAAAGTATGTGGCATGGTTGCAGGCCGGGGGAGAGCCTACAGCGATCGATACGATCGACAGCTTGGCCGAAGCGCTTTCCGTGCAATACCCGGCAGGTGCCCCGCAGACGGCCGCTGTTGTTAGAGCAAAACGCAACAGCGCACTCGCAGTGTGCGACTGGATTGCCGTCAGACAGTTCGATGCGGGAACATTGACGGACGAACAGTGGTCCGCATGGAAGTCTTATCGGCAGGCGCTCCGCGACATTCCAGCGCAGTCAGGTTTTCCGGGCGCAGTTGACTGGCCGACGCCTCCTACCCTCTGATTCGCGAGTCAACACAATCTTTGAGCCGCCACATCTTGGCGGCTTTTTCATTTCGGGGAATCGATGAAGAGCGATCTCGCGACTAGCGCTGCGAAGGTGGCGCCTGCGGTGGGGAGCAATTTCTGGCTGTGGCTGACCAGCCACGACATCAACTGGTGGGTAGCCGTCGCGACGATCGCGTACATCGGGCTGCAGGCGTACTACCTGATCAAGAACAAGGGGAAGAGGGCACTGCTCGATGGCTAACGTACCGAAGAAGACACTGGCGGGTGTTGTGGGGGCTGCTGCGGCAGCCCTTCTTTTTTCCATCGTGCCGAAGTTCGAGGGGCTCGAGCTGGTTGCGCGGCCGGACCCGATCGGGATCATCACGGCGTGCAACGGCGATACGAAGGACGTGCACGCGGGCCAGCGTTTCACGCCGGACGAGTGTCGCGCGCGCCTCGAGCAACGCCTGATCGAGCACGCCGAGCCGGTGTTGAAGTGCACGCCCGGCCTGAAGGGTCACACGTACCAGCTCGCGGCCGCCGTGAGCTTTGCCTACAACGTCGGCGCGGGCGCGTACTGCGGCAGCACGACTGCGAAGCGGTTCAACGCCGGCGACTGGAAGGGCGCGTGCCGCGCGCTGAACGAGGCCGATAACGGCCGGCCGCAGTGGGTGACGGCCGGCGGCCGCGTGCTGCCCGGACTAGTGAAACGGCGCGCTGAGGAGCGCGCACTGTGCGAGCGCGGCCTATGACGACCACGAATACGCATGAGACGCGGCGCACGCTCGCCGAGGACGTCTTCTACCCGGACCACGAGCCGCGCACTGAATCGCCGACGTTCCGCGCGAGCAAGCGCGCGATGAAGGCGGCCGGCGGCTACGTCTGCGCGGTGTGCGGCGACGACCAGGCGGTCGAGTCGCACCACCGGTTCTTCGAGTGGGCGTTCTCGCACGCGATCGACTGGAAGTGGATCCGCGGCGTGGCGCTGAACCAGTTCGACACGATGTTCAGCCACAAGCTGCAGCGCGTCGTGCCGATCCCGCGGCAGCACCCGGTCTGGGATGTGATCAGGCTGACGCAGGGCTTCGACTGGGAGGCGTTCGATCCGGCGCGGCCGGAGACGTTCGTCGACTCGACCTACAACCAACTGCTGCTGTGCGCGCTCCATCACCGGGGCAAGGACCACGGCCGGCACGAGGAAAGCGATCCCGTCTGGAGCGTGCAGGCGTTCCTATTGCCGGGCTTCGTCTACTCGCCGGACGAGCTGAAGCAGCTGCATGCGAAGGAGCAGAAATGACCTGGCTCGATCCACGTATGTGGCTCGCCTTCATCGCCGCTGTCGTGATCGGCTCGGCGGCCGGCTACTTCAAGGGGCATCACGATGCCGACCAGTCTGCCACGGTTGCCGATCAGGCGAAGCAGATCAGCGACCTGAAAGCGGAGCGGGACGAATACCAACGCCGCACCGCAGCTCAACAGGAGATCGCCAACGATGCGAATCAACAACGAACCGCCGCGGTCGCGGATGCTTTTGCTGCTCGCGCTGCCGCTGGCAGCCTGCAGCAGCGTGTCGACCAGCTCGTCGCAGCCGCCCGCCATCCCGCCGCTACCGCCGGAAGCACGGCAGCCGGCGACGCCCTCGATCTGCTTGCCGACGTGCTCGGCCGCGCTGACGAGCGCGCGGGCGAGCTGGCAGAGTATGCTGACCGCGCCCGCATCGCCGGGCAGCAGTGCGAGCGCGACTACGACGCGCTGACGGCTGCCGTGCGGTGAAGTCGATCACTCCTCGCGTTTGCGTTCAGCCTCGCGCCGCAGGCGCACAACCTCCAAGATCAGCACCCGAATGTTCGCCGGGCTGCAGTATGTTGGGTTCGCCCACCAGTACCGCAGCGTCGGCAGGGCCGGCGACTTGAATTCCGGCAGCGGTGCATCGACCGGCGCGGGCTCCACGTAGGCAGCACCGATCGTACCGCAACCGACCGGAATCTTCGGCTGCGCATGCCGATCGCGTCGCGTCTCCTCGAGCCGGCGCGCGCCAGGCTTCTTCGACCCATGCCAATGCTCGGCCTCCTCGTCGGTCATCCAGTAGCCGGTGCGCTCTGGCGGACCTTCGTATGGCATGTCGATGTACTCCCACTGATACTCCCAGAGCGGTTCCATGATGCAAAAAATATACTGTATGGATATACAGTTTATCTCGCGATAAGATGGTGCCGTCAACTCGAAAAATTGGGGACGGTCGATGTGCACCAATTACGTTGCGCCAGGCGAGGATCCCGGCCTGAGCGAGCTCAGGATCGATAGCTTCGTCGATCTGTACCGCTGGCATCCGTGGAAACCGGAGATCTACCAGGATTACGATGCGCCGATCGTCGCGAGCATCGACGGGCAGTTCAAACCGCTGATCGCCGGCTTTGGTTTCTGGCCGCGCGCGTTGCAGAAGGCAAACGTCGAGAAGGCAAAGGAGCAGGGCAAGAAGCCGCCCATCATGCGGAGCACGATGAACGTGCGCGACGACAACCTCGGGAAGTCGCCCCTGTACGCACCGGCATGGCGCGCGGGGCGCCGCTGCCTGATCCCGGCGAAGTGGATCTACGAGCCAAACTGGGAGACGGGCAAGCACGTGCGCTATCGGATCGGTCTGGCCGGATGGCGGCCGCTCTGCGTTGCCGGCATCTGGCGCACGCTACAGTACCCGGACGGCGTCGAGCGTCACACCATGGCGATGATTACGGTGAACGCCGACGAGCACCCGATCATGAAGCACATGCACCGGCCGGGCGACGAGAAAAGGTCAGTCGTGATCCTGCGGCCTGACGACTGGGAGGAATGGCTGACGACGCCGAACGTCGAGGCGGCGCGCGCGATGCTGCAACTCTATCCGGCCGACGAGATGTTCGCTGAGCCGGCAGGGGAAGATCCAAAATGATCATTTTGGACCAAAATAATTAAGTTGACTCGGTTTGGCTACTGTGGTACCTTTCGCCCAAGGTGATGCAATTGCCTTGACACTGCCAGGAGGCAGTGGTGGCTATCGGGGAGGAGCGGATACGCTCAACAGCCAACCGTCTCGATGGATACATCGGTACGGCCCCATCAGTCCAGAGAGGACAGCTAGATAGGAGTATCAGAAATGTCGAAGGACGCCCTCGTTATGTTCAGTGCGAGGGACGCCAAGACGCGCTTCGGCGAGCTCTTGGATGAGGCACTCGGGCATCCCGTTGGTATAACGCGTCACGACCGGCTAACTGCCTATGTCGTGTCGAAGAGGGATTTCGATGGAATGCGCGAGCGACTTCAAGAGCTTGAAGATCAGCTCTGGCTGCTACGTGCTGATCTTGCTCGCGCGGACGGTTTCGCGAGCGAAGAGGATGTCAAGGCGTTCCTTGCAGCAAATCGGAACACCATAGATGAACCTGAAGCCAACAAAACAGGCCCTCAAGGCCATTAG